CTATGAAGTTGAAGACGAAGGTGGCGGTACGTTTCTAAAAACCAAACCAGAAGTCATACACGCAGAAATGAATGCTCTGATGAAACTTGCTCGCTCTCCGGAATCAGGCGAAGGAGCAGCATTATTCGTAACACACTTTCCTTGTATTGAATGCGCAAAATGCATTTACCAAGCAGGGATATCTATAGTATACTATCGTAATCAATACAAAGCATCAAAAGGTTGCGGTTGGAATTTTCTCAATGAATGTAATATAGAAACGGTAAAGGTCAATGCAGAAAACATTTAAACATCAAGTCTCTCGCGGTATACATCACATTGAAAAAGCATTGTTGCTTTTTATTGTTGCCGGAACTATTTGGGCAGCAGGTTTTGATATCTTTGACATGTTTACAACTCAGGGTAGGATGGCGCTCGCTGATCTGTTCTTATTGTTTATCTATGCAGAGATACTAGGAATGGTTGGTGCGTTTTACAAAGACCATCGCATCCCTGTAACACTGCCATTAATTATTGCGATGACTGCTCTGACTCGTATGATTGTTCTACAGACGAAGGGGACTGATGCTATTAACATTATATTTGAAAGCGCAGGAATTTTGATACTCGCAGTGAGCGCATATATTATGAGTATGAAAGATAAATTAAGTTTAGAAAAAATGACATTAAGAGGTGATAATGACTGAAGTGAATATGGAAGAGATGATTCTCTCCAATCTTTTAAACAATGAAAATTATCTGCGCAATGTTTCACCTTTCCTCAAAAAAGAATATTTCAGTCACTCGAACGCAACGGTGTTTCGACTGATACATGATTACTTCACTGAGTACAGTAATCCTCCTACACAGCATGCATTAAAGATTGAACTTGATAATCTTGGTGGCATTAATCAGGATAACTATGACCACAGCATTGAATTAATCACTCGCCTTTCTAACTCCGAAACTGATATTGAATGGTTGACTGAAAAAACTGAGAAGTGGTGTCAAGATAAAGCAATCTATAATGCTATCATGGAATCAATACAGGTTATCGAAGGTAACTCTAAGAAAGATAAAGGAGCGTTGCCTGAGATTCTCTCCGATGCCCTTTCGGTTTCTTTTGATACCCATATTGGTCATGACTTCATTGAAGACTTCGAGAAGCGATATGACTTCTATCATCAAAAGGTTGAGCGTATGCCTTTTGATATTGATCTATTCAATACAATCACTCGTGGCGGTGTTCCACGTAAAACGCTGAATGTAATCCTCGCTGGTACAGGTGTGGGTAAAACATTAATGATGTGTCACTTCGCCGCAGCGAATATGATGGAAGGTAAGAATGTCCTGTATATCACGCTGGAGATGGCAGAGGAGCGTATTGCTGAAAGGATTGATGCTAACCTAATGGATGTTCCATTGAATGAGTTAGAGACCTATCCTAAGCAAACATTTGAAACCAAGATCGATCGTATTCGTAAAAAGACTGAAGGTAAACTGGTCATCAAGGAATATCCTACTGCCTCTGTTGGCGCAGGGCACTTCCGTCATTTACTGAATGAATTAAAATTGAAGAAAAAGTTTGCACCTGATATTATCTTTGTTGATTATCTCAATCTTTGTATTTCTTCAAGAATGAAAATGGGTGGCAGCGTGAACACCTACACGTATGTCAAAGCAATCGCAGAAGAACTAAGAGGACTTGCCGTTGAAAACAATCTCCCGATCTTTACAGCAACGCAGACTAATCGCACAGGGTTCACATCGTCGGATGTGGGACTTGAGGACACGTCAGAATCATTCGGACTCCCAGCAACAGCAGACTTCATGGTCGCCGCCATCTCGTCAGAAGAACTCGAAGGAATGAATCAGATTATGGTGAAGCAGTTAAAGAATCGCTATGGCGATCCTGCGCTTCACCGAAGGTTTGTGGTTGGCGTAGACCGTTCTCGGATGAAACTATATAATGCTGAAACCCAAACATCTATAATACCATCAATTGATGATGTACCTGTGATGGATAATAGTGACTTTGGTGCTGGACTAAAACGCGAACGTGTAGATAAAACGGTGTTTGACTCATGGAAATGAAACGAATTAAATTTAAACACTGGAAAGAAGATAGAGTACTGATTGAGGTTGGTCGAATTATACACGACAAACCAGAATCATATCGTATTATTTTGCAGACGCCTCGTGGCGATTACATTGATATTATTAGAGATACTATTGTGGAGATAGAAGATGTCTGACCGTTATAAATTTAATGAAGATAAATTGATTGAAGAGTTTAAGCGATACGTTGACTCAACCTATGACAGTCATTATGGAACTGGAGGTATTCAATCGCTTGAAGTGATCTCAGACAGAGGACGTGGTTTAGACTTTTGTTTGGGTAATGTAGATAAATATAATGACCGCTATGGCGAAAAAGGTAGACCATCTGATTGGCGAAAGGATATCCTGAAGATTATTCATTATGGTTTTCTTGCTTTGAATGAACACGATAAGATTCATTCCGGTGAAGGATTGATCAGCGATTGTGATATAGAGGTTGGTGATATTCTTCTTGAATCTTACGATGCAGATTCAGATGATGTCACCGTTGCAATCGCTGACGATATGACGCCAGATAATATCTTTTTCTTAGATGAGGAGATAAAACCATGAACTGGAAATTAATGTTGTTCTATTCTCTCGTTGCGCCTATCGCAATTGTATGGGATTTAATTTATTCCGCAGTCGGTCTGTTACACCAAGGAATGGGGTGGATAGACAAAAAAGGCGAGGAATTGCTAGATAATTTGAAGCAAAAGTGCTCCTAAGTTATTGATTTTATTAGAGTTTTTTAGACTTTACTTTGGACTCCTAATTCAGTATAATGGTTGTATTGATTGAGGAGATACCTATATGAAGTTTTCAGTTTACCAGTCTCAAGTTTCCCCCGATGCATACCGCCGAGTCAACACTAATGGTTGGGAGGTTGCTATCCGCGAGTTCCCCGCACTGGCAGTTGACCGTGATGTCAAATTTTTCGGTAGTGAGAACTTCGAGACTTCAATGTTTCAGTACTATGTCTTGGTTGCCGAGATGACTGACATCTCTAACCTTGAAGAAGTTTTCCATGTCGGTAATGGTTACGGCGATCAGTCTAAGATGACTCGCGTTGCTGACCGTATGCATTCTCTGAGTGTTGGCGACATCATTTTCTGTCACGATACCAATACTTTCCTGATGTGCGACCCCGAAGGTTGGACTGGTATTTCTATCAAGGAGGCAGCGTAATGCAAGTTGAAGATATCAGAGTAGGTAAGATGTACCGTTTGGTTGACGGTCTCAGCGATGAGTACAATCGTAGACTCGTTAAGATCATCAACATTTTTTTCAACGAAGATTGGGACGAGTACTGCATTCAGGCACGTCCAGTTGGATGGAGTCAGTTTAGTCAGGCTCCTTCTTTCATTGCTAGTGACTTCAAAGAGGAGGCAGCGTAATGAGAAAAGAACTTTTCGGCGATATGAGCAATCTTGAAATTGTAGGCGAAGTGACCGGAAGCATTTTGTTTCTTGTTTCGCTCGGTGCCCTTTGCTACGTTATCCTTTTGTTAGGACAATAAACAGGAGTCTAAAATGATTAAACAAACTTCAATCGCTTTCGCTTTGTTATTGACTGTTGGTTGCGCAAGTCAACCTTCCACGTACACGGATAAGTCTACCCCTGATCAACGCAATATCGAAGCAACAGGTGCTGCGGCAACAGAAGCAGCGAGGTCTAACAGAAGTCAGAACACTGATATTAATGTTGATTCCAACGTCCCGCTGGTACAGGGCACGCGAGTTTCCCACAATGGGAATGATTATAGTCAACTCCCTGGAATTTGTTGCGCATATTATCCTGATGGAACTCGCAACTATCAGCGCGAGCATGAGATCTATGTTGAGAAGCAATATGCTAAACAGAACCGTGGTCGTGGTAATTCACACAGCGATTATGCGCGTCGCCGTTTTAACACACGCTTTGATCAAGAGTTGCAACGAAAGATTGATAAAGAAGTAGAACGTTGGATGGACAAAATATTCTAATGGAAATTTTTGTGATTACATTAGGATTCATCGGATTGTTTTTTAACTTTTTGGTTGCTGCCGTAATCTTTGGCGCAATCCTTTGGTTTCTTTTTGAATTTTTTGGACTTATCTTGAAAGCACTTGGATATGGACTATTAGCATTCTTATATCTGTTTGGAGTGCTCTTTGCAATAGGATCTGTGATTTATTTTATATGAATATATTTCCCCTCGAAAAAAGAGATGATGATTATCCCTGCCCTGTTTTGTCAGCGCAGGTTCAGTGCGATAAGCACATAGTGAAAATGCCCACCGAGTCAGGTCAGATGCTTTCAACGGTGCATCGCATGCTTGACGGTAAACTTGATATGCGCCCATCTAAGTCAGGCAAACGCATGGTCAAGTATTGGGATCTATTCGAAGGTCGCGATGATCTAGAAGCAGAAATGATACTGTACAAAGCAGTACACATGGGTCATCCTTGTACTGTTTGGACTATGCAAACTGAATCAAACTATCGCTGGCACTGGGAGCATATGTTTGCTCTTTGCCAGGAGTACACGCATCGATACGGTAAGATGCATGGCGCGGAAAAGGTTCTATGGCCTTTGCGTTCTCCTCCCCGTAACATCCCCAGAGGTCCTCTGACGAAAATGCCGCTGGCAATGAAGTCAAACCCCGAGTGTATGAAAGAAGACGTTGTTGAGTCCTATCGTTTGTTCTATCAGACCAAACAAGAAAGGTTCTCAATGACTTGGAAAAATCGGGAAGTACCGAGTTGGTTTCAGTTTGCCTGAGTGATAAATAGATTATATCATTTAATCTATAGACTATAGAGGCAGACATGGCAACTGCATTTACATTGAATCCTACTGAATCACAGGCATTCGCACCCTCTGATTTGAAACAGCAATTTAAAAAATTCACTTCCAACCTACCAGAGAGCAATCTCTTTTTCGCAGACAGTAACTGGAACAAGACAAAAAATAAACAATGGCAAGTGAAATGTAGTCAATCTAACATACAGTATATTAATGAAAATGCTGGTGGAGATGTTACTTCAAAGGGGGATTTGTCTTTAGAAATCTCAGGTTACAAAATAAAATTTGTAAAATCTAATAAGAAGTCTGCGGGTGGTGGCAGCGGCGCAGCAGATGCAAAGACAACTAGAATGCAAGAGTTGGGTTCTGCATGGATAATCCGTAGAGCAATCAAAGACAATATAAAATACACTGATTGGCAATCAATTAGACAGGATCCAAAATATCAAGAACTCGTTGACATATATCCAGCAGTTGATGAAGATGCAGAGTGGTTACAAGGTTACTTCGCCCAACAGAAAAAAATGTTAGAAGAATTTTCCAGCGTTTCGTTCGACGAATTCAACCGCGAAGGCGGTTTTATGGATTATATCTCTGGACTCGTTTCTTCGAAGTATGGTATCGCGCAAAAAGATACATGGAATCCTGCCGACATCTGGTTGGTAAAAAATGAAGCAAAGGTTATAGCAGATATTGAAAAAGCAACTAATGGCAGCAGCGCAACGCAAAGCATAATGGAATTAAATGCAATCATGCGCAAAATGTTTCAATCTCGAAGACTTGTTGGAATCTCTCTGAAGAAAATTAGCGGCAAGGTTGCAAAATACGAAGAATTCAATGTGAGTAAAGCAACTCTCCCTGAAGACTTTACATTTGATGTCTCTTCAATGAAAGTTGATCTCTCTTTTAATGGCAACGAATTCGGCACGCAAGATGCAAGAGTTGTAGTTGTGGGTAAAGGTGTTGAATATAATTTCCAAATTAAAGGAAATGACTCAAGCAAATTCTCTAATCTAAAATTTGAACCAACTCAAAAAGGAGCGGCAGCTGCTCGCGTTGGAAAAGCACCAGTTGACATGGTCGGCAAATTGATGGCAGAGAATGGAATGAAGTTTGTCAACAACCACAATAACTACCCAAAAACTGTAAAAGAGTTTGCTGCCAAGAAAAATGATTTTAAGAAAAAGTTTACTAAATTAAAGACTTCGAAAGTAGACACTGGCGTTACTGCAGAAAAATCTTTTATTGAAAATATCGAGAAAGGGTTAAACAGCAATAAACCACATGTAGCGACTGCAAAGTTGATGGAAATAGACTTTTTATATTCACTGGTTTCTCTGACTGCTAAAAAGAGAGATGCATTCATGACAGATATGGTTTTCATTGCTGCGAAAAAGGGAAAACGATTCGGACCATTTGGGAAATTGTACTAATGAGAGAATGGTTCGCGCAATCAATGACAAAGTTCTTTCGGTTCTTCGCCGATACGTTCTTTGCAAAGCGATATGGTCATCGTGCCGTCGTTCTCGAAACA